TGATAAGTCTATCATTAAGTCACTTCATTGCTACTTGAGGCCCAAGGGTTGCCCCTTGACACCTCAAGAAGCATGTGCTCAAAATATTGACACTTCTTTGCGCGAGTGGTTTAACCACGGTGAGAATGTTTATGAAACGCGTCGCGCTCAAATGACTCGTATTGCTCAGAAAGCCAATATTACACACATGTGTACATTGCTTGACCAAACCTACGATGATATGGCTGTAGATTGGAAAAGCAAGTATGCGTAAGCATACAATAGTCACTCTGGAGACGTTAAATCCAGCCCAGTTTTAAATCTGATGGAAAGCAAAATTAATGTGTATTCTGGATACCACATTTAGTGTATCTTTATATGTTTTGTAAACTAGTGTAGGCTTTATACATGAAAGGGTCCGTACCGCGGAAGAGAGATCTGAGTTCACCCTGCTCAAATGTAAATATATCCTGGATATCTATTGAGCGTAAAGATATTCCTTGTACATAGTTCGTTCGGTAATAATTGTCAATCAACTTGTAAGATCTGCCAAGATGCTAAATTGGCTCTAGAGATTGGGACTGGCGCCCGACCTCTAGTTGAACTAAACGCCAACAACAAGAACGGTCACACCTGTGATAGTTCTCATAGTGCTTCGGATGATGCCGAAGCCATCAGAAATGTCCCTGAAGCTATTGTGCTTAATGGGGACAATTCTGTTCGTAGCGATTTCAATCCTCAGTCAGGAGAGTCAGACGAATACGTGTGGTACAACGCTATGCCTGGAGATAATTCCATGGATATCAGATGTCCTCCGTTGTCTGTGCTCTATGATATTGCTATGGCTGGTTATATTGATGACCTATTACGTGCTGACGTAATTGGTGAATTCGAAGTCAGCGGTCATGACATCTTCAAACCACAATCAGGCACCCCTGAGGAGCTTGGTAACATGATGAATGCTAAGAACGCTCGTTACGAGAATGTTGCATTCACGGAACAACACGAACCTTCTATCTATGATACTGACTCTACTGTCGATCCTACAAGAAAGGTTCAAGACACTGAAGATGCTACCTTGCAGCACTTCTTTGGACGTCCCATTAAAATTCAAGAATTTCAATGGGATACTGGTGCTACACTGTTTCAACAATTTAACCCGTGGGAGAACTATTTTGATA